GACTCACCAAAGCATCTGGTGACAACGCAGCAACCGCCGCTGCAACACAAACTCAAGGTGCATACTCAGTTACCACTGCTGGCAGTGCCTTCAGCCTAACTGAATCATTCACTATGGGCGATGCTGTTGCACCAATCGGATCTGGCGTTGACGTATCTTCTGGTATCGTTGTAGACATGCCTGCTTACGGTAGTGTAACTACTCAGAGTGGTGGTGTGGCAGGAAGTCTTGCTGGTACAATCACTTCAGCGGGCGTTATGACACTAACAGCTGGCGGCGCGGGCACTTCAGCCACTGGTCAATTTGTGTCAGAAATCAGCGTGAATTAGCGTGATATATAATAATGAAGAAACTTGTCGCTACAGTAGCACTGTTT